AGCCTGCTTTCATAGCAGTTGTTTTACCTACACCTGTAAGCCCATTTAAATGTAACCCTGCGCAGTTTATGGGAGCTAACGCCATAAGTGGAGAACCAAAAGACGTACCAATTATAAATTGATGGAGTTCAAAGTTGTCACGATTATAAAAATTTACCGTACTCTTCCAATCCTCTAATGTGCCTTTAGGTTTAAACGTAGGAAACAACGGTAATGTTGGTGTAGAAGGGGGGTTAAATTTTATAGTATCTTTTCGCACCTCTTCATTACCAAGAACAAACCCATCAAATTCATCATCTGCCCAACCAAACTGCCTCCGTGCTTCATCAGCTTCGCTTTGCATCTGTAGTTCATTTACCCACGTCGTTGTGTATTGCATAAGTTCATCCATCCTTGTTACTGCTATGCCTTGCATAGATAATTGTTTTCTTAGTTCTTCTTTTGATGTTACAGAAGTTAATGGCACTGTAAACTCCCTTACCCCATCTCTTGGCAAGTGAAGTTTCATTACAATAGCTTCTCCAATCTCCACATCACGTATACGGTTAACAACATATAAGTCGTTATGGTATATCTGTTTATCCTCTGGATCTCCATCTGCGTTAGTGAATCTTACATACACCCCACCGTTTGCACCTCTGAAGTAAGGCTCTGGGTATTTAGGTATTTCTGAATCAATAGGAGCTTTCTTTATCTCTATACCTAAAGCTAACGGACTATCTAGTTTACCAAAATTATGACAACCTGCACAAATATAAGGGCTATGTTCATCAAATGTTGTGCATCTGTAAGCCCCTGCTATACCGTCTGCTTTCCGTTGCGTTGCTTCTTCTGAATACCCTGCGTGTCCTTCAGATATAACTTTTATAGCTTTAACGGAGTCCTTACATTCGTTTGCTATGGATATACCCCCCCTCCATAAGGGTTCACTAATACTCTCCCTATTCTGTATTATGTATTTAATCTGGTCGCATCCTGTACCCTTGAGACTTTTAGTTAATATGGTTTTAAAACTATACTGAGAATTTTCTCTCCGATGTTCTTTTAACGCACTTTTTAGAGAGTCAACTTTTACAGGTACAGGTATGTTGTTCCCGCCTAACAGTTTCGTAAAACTCTCAAAGTTCACAAGCCTGGGTTCTTCGATGCCAAGGAACTTAACTTGTTTAGGTGTGTCACCCTTATGATTGTGGGTCCCTGGCACACGTAATACTCTAGCCGTGTCAGCCGTAACCGCAGGGTCAGCTCTCAATCCATGCTCTACACACATCTTCTTTAGTTGAAGTGCTATAGGAGTCCACTCGTCAGGATGCACGGTATCTTCTAATATCCAGTAGACATGTACCCCATACCCAGAACTCACCATAACAGGTTTAGGTAAGGATAACGTCTTCACGAATGCGCGCAGAGCGTTGATTGCTTCTGTTTGACTTGGGTAGTCTTTACCCTCTCCACAATCTAAGTCTAAGAAAAATGACTTAAGGTGCTGTACGTTATCGCTCTTACGACTGTTACCATCTTTAAATGTGGCTAGCCCGTAAAAGGTATTAAGCTTTTGTGTATCTAGGTTGTTTGCGGCATGCATAACTGCATCAATAGAATCATAAAATTTCTGTATTCTGCGTTCATCATTAAAAGCTAGAACGCTGTAGTATCCGTCACTCCCTAGTACATTTTCTAAAAATGTTTTTGTTTCCATAATCTCCACCCATAATGAGTGCCGAAGACACCACGACAGAATACGACACATTATTCTTTCGGTAAATACCTAGTCGTGGTGGAGTGCTAATGATTAGTCCCAATCATCAATTATTGCACTCAAGTCATCATCACTAGAAGTAGCGGGTGGGGCCGACTTCTTAACAACTTTCTTAGGTTCTTCGACAACTTCCTCCTCTTCTACAGGAGCAGGAGTTGCTTCTTGTTCAAAAGGGTTTGTATCCCCTTCTATGGTAAAACCATCAACAGTATCAAAAGGATTTCTATCCTCTAGAGGTACGTACTTAACAACCTGCACAGCTTTCAAACGTAAGTTTACGTTCTGCTTACCGCCAAAGTCATAAGGGTTAAATGTTACAGCAACATTCACAGTGCTACCCGTTGTAAGTAAGAAGTCATCTGGTAACTTCGTACCCTGTGCGTCAACTTGCAAAGGCTTGATTGTTTTGTTGTTGCTATATGCACCCTTCAAGTTAGCCTTGTGGGTAAACATACCTTCGTCGTCTTTGACAAATGGACGCTCTAACTTTTCTGCCCACTTATCTTTCTTGTTTGCTTGGTAAGACTTAGACATTTCCATGTATAAAGCCTTTGCGGTAACGTCATCCATACGAAATTGTATAGAGTATTCTGCACCGTCGTCTAATGCACCGCAAGGCATAGACTTGTTTACCTTACTATCAAAATGATAGGTGGTATTAATTTTAGGCCAAAGAGCCTCTACATTTTTTATTATATACGTTTCCATATTCGCTTCTCCACTTCCTATTTATATATCTTCGTCTAGATCAACAAAATCTAGATCGTCTTCAGTCTTCACACTACCGTTGTTATTATTTTTTTCGGCAGTAGTTAGTGCGTCGGCTACGTCTCCAACACGAAACCTATAAGTATTACCTATTTTAACGTAGGTATCTTTAGGGATATGTTCTTGACGTACCCAAGCGCGTACAGTCGATATAGACACACTAAAGTGTTTAGCTACATCTTCTATTGGTACAAAAGGTTCGTTCATTTTTTCCTCACAGAAATTACTAGCTCCGTCTCAGTGTTTAAAGAGTCTGGAACTAAGGTTGGGTTTTCTTCTAGGAATTGTTTTATGTTGGTCTGGTTCAGACGCTTATCAAGAAGTTCTGGTACGTTATGCTCTTTGATAAAGGTGTGCATAGCATCCCAATCACTTGTCCAATACTTCGTCTTTTTAGATCGAAAAAACAATCCTTCAGAAGTTCTTACGCTTTCTGCATTGTGTCTCTCACAATGGTCAAGCATTGCCTGTTTCAAACGGTCAAGCTTCCTTGAAAGGTCGCCGTCTGTTTCTTTAAACTGCGCCGATAACGCAGATCGTTCTGCTCTTATTTTAATGTAAGCTTTTGCTAGCTTATCTGGTGTTATATCTTTCATAACTCTCTCCTCTAACTATCAGAATATAACATATAGTTACTAATGATACGTTAGTCAAGTATTTCTTTGTATAAATCTGTAAGTTTTGCGTGAACGTTTATTCTTTTATCTAATAACTTGTAAACGTGTCTTTCAGCGGCAGACCCTTGCAGTTGCACTACAGTAGATTTGTGCTTCTGTCCTGACCTATGCACCCTAGCGTTTGCTTGGTCGTATGTTTCCAACGAACTTGTAGGTCCCCACCATACTACTGTGTTAGCGGCTGTTAACGTGACACCGTGTGCAGCGGCTTGTGGTTGTATAACTAAAACTCTAGGGTCTACGGACTCTTGAAAATCTTTAAATATACTTGTCCTTCTGTGGGCAGGTACATCACCACGTATAACTTCAGTTGTTATATTCTCGCCTCTCAACTTATCTGTTAATATATCAATGACATGTTTAAAAGGTACAAATATTAACACCTTCTGGCTTGACTCATCAATGACCTCCCGTAAGACTTTGTACCTATGTCTGATGTCAAACTCTAACACTTCGCCGTCATCTGTATACACAGCACCTGCTGATATTTGTAGTAACTTGTTAAGGCTCACTGCTGCGTTCATAGCGGTAACTTGTTCACCTGTTATATCCATGACCATCTTATCTTTAAGTTGTTTGTAGTATTTCTTTTGTTGTGCGGTCATCTCTACAGCACGTTTGGTAAATATCATTTCGGGCAGATCAAGACACTCTTCTTTTGTAAACTGTATCGCAGGTTGCAACGCTCTAAATACTGTATCAGTGGCACTCTCTCTTACCTTCCAAGTAAACTGTGAAACCTTAAACATAAGTTGGTCTTGAAAGAACCAAAGAACCTCGGCACTCCGTTAGGGTTTATGAGTTTTGCAAGCCCATAAGCATCCGTGGGGTTTTGCGCAGCGGGAGTTCCTGTCATCATCCACAGCCACGTATCTTCCCCAACTAATTGTTTAAGTATTTTCCACCGTGTTGTTCGGGGGTTCTTGTAGTGTGTCGCTTCATCCACAATAATAAGATCAAACCCAACTTTTCTTAACTCA